ATCGATGGTCAGGATGCAGTAAAGGGTAAGACGACTGTTTATCTTCCCAAGCCGAATGCCAGTGACACCAGCCAGCAAAACACCGACCGCTACACTGCGTACGTCGCGCGTGCCGTCTTCTACCCGGTTACCGCACGCACACTTCGTGGTCTTGTGGGACAGGTGACACAGAAAGAGCCGGTGGTAGAAATTCCATCCACGCTTCAAGACCTCGAGGAAGACGCCGATGGCTCGGGCATTAGTTTGCCCCTGCTTGCACAGGCCTCATTGCGTGACGCCACCTCATTTGGCCGCTCAGGGCTCTATGTGGACTACCCAACGACCTCAGGCCTTGTTTCAATCGCCGAACAAGAGGCGTTTAACATCCGCCCGACCATTGGCCGTTACCATCCGCTGGCAATCATCAACTGGCGTGTTGAGAAGATTGGTGCTGAGTCAATGCTTGTCTTGGTTGTGTTGGAAGAGACCTATGTGACCTCGGACGATGGGTTTGAAGAGCAGGTCAAGGACCAGTGGCGTGCCCTGCGCATCTACTCACCTGAAGAGGTTGCCGATCAAGCTATTCGCAATGGCTTTGCGCCCACCGCCTATGTGAATGGGCCGTTAGTCGCGCCAACTGGCCGCATCTATACGGTGGAGACCTGGGTGCGCAATGAGGGTGCTGATGCTAAGCAAGAAGAGTTTATCCTCAAGGACCGTGTGTTCCCGCGTGACAACTCAGGTTCCTTGATGGACACCATTCCGTTTTATTTCATCGGCTCTGATAACAACAACACCACGGTTGATGAACCGCCGCTGTATGACATCGCCACAATAAACATCGCGCATTACCGGAACAGCGCCGACTATGAAGATGCGTGCTACATGGTTGGCCAGCCGACCCCTTGGTTCTCAGGCCTGACGCAACAATGGGTTGATGATGTGATGAAGGGACAGGTGTTCTTGGGTTCACGTGGAAGCGTGCTACTGCCAGAGAACGGGGCAGCTGGCTTGATGCAAGTTGCACCAAACACCATGACTAAAGAGGCGATGGACCAGAAAGAGCGACAGATGACGGCCTTGGGCGCGAAGCTGGTGGAGCAACGGGATGTGCAGCGCACGGCCACTGAAGCTGGCCAAGAAGAGGCGGCTGAAACCTCGGTGTTGTCAACCATCTCAAAGAATGTTTCGGCCGCCTACGAAAATGCCCTTAAGGCAGCTCAACGCTTTGTGTCCTCAACTGGAGACGACGCGATTGAATTTGAGCTGCCAACTGATTTCACGATTTCAACTATGACGCCACAAGAACAACAACAATGCGTTGCCTCATGGATGTCTGGCGCAATCACGTTCGAAGAAATGCGTGCACAATTGCGGGCCGCTGGGAAGGCGCATCTCGATGATGAGGAAGCCAAAGACCAGCTTGAAAACGAGATGAGCCAAGGGATTGGGGCTGGCACAAGCAGCTTAGACCAACCTAGCGAAGATGTTCAGTCTGATAAGGTAGTCACCAACAATGGCTAAAAAGCCCCGCACCGCACGCCCAGCTAACGAGCACGCGGTAAACATTGCTACTCGCCATCAGGTTCTGCTTGAAAGAATTAAAGCGGGCATGATTCGTGACTATGCATCAGTGACACGCCAATTAGACCGTGCCGTGCGTGAGACAGTTGGCCTGTTAGATACCGCTTCACCAGCGGCTCGTCAACAACTCGACGATTTACTTCGCCAGTTAAAGCTGCAGCAAGAGCAAACGTATGAAACGTGGTCGCGTAAATTATTCGACCAGCTTCGCATTCTCTCTGGTGATGAGGCAGATTTTGAAGCGGCATTTTTACGTGAGCTAACTACTGCATCTGCCCGCGTCCAAGCTGTTTCGGCAATGAATGCGTATGCGGCAACCTTGGCCAGGCCAATCTCCGCAACAGGTGAGCTGCTTACGCCGTTCGTCGAAGATTGGACGCGTGGCGAAATTGCCATGATTAACAACACAATTCGACAGGGTTTTACGAACGGGTTAACTAACCAACAGATCATCACGCTTATCCGTGGCACAAAGGCCAATAATTTTCAAGACGGAATACTTGCACGTGATGAGCGTAACGCCGCGATGGTTGTTCGCACGTCAGTTCAGCATGTTGCGTCGACGTCGCGCGCCGCCGTATGGGCGGCTAACAGCGATATTTTGGTGGGGTATCGATGGATCTCAACCTTAGATTCAAAAACGACCATCCAATGTCGCAGTCTTGATCAACAGGTTTTTCCAATAGGAGAAGGTCCACTTCCACCCATCCACCCAGGCTGTCGCAGCACAACAATCGCCGAAGTTAACCAAAAATATGCGATCCCTGATGAGGGAGGAACACGCTCAAGCGCTGAAGGTTACGTTTCAGCCGATTTGAGTTACTATCAATGGCTTAAGGGGCAGTCAAAAACGTTTCAAGAAGAAGCTCTTGGTGAAACTCGTGCAAAATTGTTTCGTCAAGGTGGTCTTTCAGCAGATGAATTTGCAAGGCTCAATCTCGGTCGTGACTTCCAACCACTCACGCTCGATGAAATGAGGAAAAAGGCTCCGATTGTTTTTGAAAGAGCCGGTGTTGGTAAACCTTAAACAGAGAGGATGATATGGGACTCAAACTTGTGCTTGACTCGCTTGACGGTGTCGATGAGGCAACGCAAAAGCTTTACACCAAGAAAGATGACAAGTTTCATTTGCTTGTCGACGACTTGGAAGACACCGGTGCTTTGAAACGTGCAAAAGATCATGAAAAAGAACGTGCTCGAAAAGCAGAAGAACGGTCACGTACCTTAGAAGAAGAGTTGAATAGTTTTAAGTCCAAGCAACAAAAAGAAGAAGAAGAAGGACACAAGAAAAAGGGCGATGTTGATGCGCTCGAAAAATCTTGGCAAGGTAAGTTGGACAAACAGAAGTCAGAGTATGAAAATCAACTTGGTGTTATGACGGGCTCGCTTAACAAATTGTTGGTCGATAACGTCGCAACACAAATTGCTGCGAGAATCAGCACCGCGCCAGATGTTATTCTGCCACACGTCAAAGCGCGGCTCAAGCCTGAGTTTACCGATGTTGTGGCCGTAACGAAAGTTGTCAACGCGGATGGGAGTCCTAGCGCGTTGACACTGGACGAGCTTGCCGATGAGTTTCGTTCCAGCCCGTCTTTCGCGGCCATCATTATTGGAAGCAAGGGCACTGGTGGCGGTGGCCACGGTGATGGCAAAGACAAGGGTAAGGGTGGCGGTGACCTCCCGAAAACTATGGCGGAATGCAAAAACCCTCAACAGAAAGCCGATTGGCTGAGGGCGAATAACCGCGTTCCGCAGTAATTTTAACGGTTAACGAGAGGTGAAACATGGCATTTGACTTGAAGGTGTTTAACCAATACACCTACGCCGCGATGACTGAAGTCGTCGCACAAGAAACAGCGAAATTCAATGAGGCCAGTCGTGGCGCAATCATTCTGCGTCCTGCGGCGAACCAAGGTGACTTCTCGCTAGAAGCCTCGTTCAAAGCAATCTCTGGTTTGATTCGTCGCCGTAATGCGTACGACCAATCCAGCACTGCTGTGACAGCCGCTGCTCTGGCGCACCTGGAAAATGCGTCGGTCAAGGTGGCTGCTGGTACCCCACCGATTGACTTTGAACCACAGCAATATACCTGGATTCAACAAAATCCAGAGCAAGCTGCGGTGGTCATTGGTGAGCAGCTGGCAAAGGCGATGATGCAGGATATGCTCAACGCGGCCATCAACTCCACTGGTGCGGCCATCAACGCCGTCGCGGCCTTGAAGCATAGTGCGACTGGTGCTGTAGCTGACTTTGCTGGCCTTGTTACCGCGGCTGGTAAGTTTGGCGATCGTTCTGCGGCAGTCCGCGCCTGGGTTATGCACTCCAAGGTAATGACAGACCTGCATTTGAACGCGGTCGCCAACGGCAGTCAGTTGTTCCAATTTGGAACTGTGGCGGTTGTCTCCGATGCGTTTGGTCGTCTGTTTGTTATCACTGACAGCCCGAACTTGATTGTTACGGGCACTCCGGATAACTACCGGACGTTGGGTTTGGTGGAAAATGCGGTCCTTGTTGATCAGAACAATGACTTCTACGCCGCCATCGAAGAAAAAACTGGCGCCAACAACATCAAGCGCACTTACCAAGCGGAGTGGACTTACAACCTCGGCGTTAAGGGCTACACCTGGGACAAGGCCAATGGCGGTGCATCTCCGACCGATGCCGCTTTGGGCACTGGCACCAACTGGGACAAGACTGCGACGGACAACAAGGATACCGCCGGCGTCATGTTGCTGACCCAGTAATACAACCTAACATCACAAAACCAACTGGAGGGTCTCTAGTTGGTTTTGAAAGGAGCAAGCAACATGGCGCGCAAAATTATTATCCTGTATACCCTTGGCACAATTGATCGTGAACTTTTCGAGAAAGTGCGAGATTTTCACATTCGCCACCGCGATATTTCTGCGTCCTTCGGCTCTGATCGTCATGAGCCCGCGGCAGGCGTGATTTTTGCAATTGACCCAACCAAGTTGAAAAACAACGACAAGGTTGCAGAAAAAATTGCTGCGGTTATGGACTTTTACCACAAGTCGGAAACCCAAGTTTTCGAGTGCGCGCACGACTCTGAGAAGGAAATTCTCAAGGTGTGCAAGCAGGCGCTTAAGAAGGTCGGTGACCTTGACGACGGCGAAGATGACCAACCAGCAGCTAACGCGTAATACGGAGAGCCGGCGATGGCGATCATTGTTGAAGATGGAACAGGCGATGAGCCTAATGCCAACAGCTATATTACGGTGGCCGAGGCAAGAACCTACGCTGAATCGCGCGGGTATACCTTTCCATCCGTGGATGCCGACGCTGAAAAGTATCTCATCCAGGCTAATGACTACATTGAGTCGTTTCGCCGGCAATTCTGGGGTTCAAAAACAGACCCAAATCAACCACTGCAATGGCCACGGTACGGAGCTCAGGTTGATGGGGTCGATATTGCGTCAGACGTCATTCCAGCGGTGCTCAAGCAAGCCCAGTCGCAGCTGTCCGTAGATGCTATCGCGCAAGACCTAATGCCTACGGGCGCGGGTCGTGAGGTGGTGAGAGAAAAGGTTGATGTGATTGAGACCCAATACGCCGAGTCGGGAATCACGAATGCCCAGCCTGAGCTAACAAAGGCCAGGGCACTTCTTGAGCCGTTGCTAAAGCACAGCTTGGACAGCGGAATTCTAACGGTGCGCGTATGAGCGGGTTCTACGAATCTACCGCTGCTTCCGCGCTAAGGCTGATTAAGGAAAAGGGTCGGACGATCCCGATTGTTCGACGGGAGAACACTAGCTCTGACCCGGTCGATGGCACGGTTGTCACCGTCACGACCAATGGCACAATTACCGCAGTGGTGTTGCCAGCGTCGAAAGGCACCATAGGGGCATTTGACAACCAGCTAAAAGACCAACCGTTGATGCTTGACAACATGAGGTATATCATCGCGGCGGCGTCAGACGCGTCATTTGAACCGCGTGCATTGGATGAAGTTCAATTTGACTCAATATCTTGGGAGATTATTGGTGTCACGCCATTATCACCAGCTGGCATTCCAATTATCTACAAGATGGGCGCAAGGCGGAGATAGACATGGCTAAGAACCCCGGTGGTTTTTCTTACGCGAGTGGGAAACCTTTCACAAGAAAGATATCCGATTTCGCCGTGAAGTCCATCGATAAGTGTGACAAAGTTCGTCGTACCGTGATAATTCAATTATTTAGTGCGATCATCTTAGACACTCCAGTTCTTGAAGGTCGGTTGCGCGGGAACTGGCAGACGAAAGCAAAGAACCCAATTACCGGCACAACGGACCGAGTTGATAAAACCGGAACAGCTACTACCAACGAGGTAGTGAACCAAGTTATAAGTGCGGGCTCTGAAGACAGCATCTATATGACGAACAATTTACCCTACGCCCGTCGCATTGAATATGACGGCTATTCGTCTAAGTCACTTCAAGGGATGATGCGTCGGAATGTAGCCCGGTTTGAGCGCTTGGTTCGCCAAGAAGCTAAGAAAGTGAGAAACCAAAAATGAGTGTTGGAAAGGTCGAGGCTGCACTCCAGAAAGCATATCGCGATGCTGAGTTCTTTGCTGTTGGCAAGACTGCGTTTGAGAACGAGTTGTTTACAAAGCCAACTGCCGAAGCGTGGGGTGCAGTTTTCTTCCTCCCAAATCTTCCCAGTGTGTCGACACTTGGAAGTGATGGATATGATGAGGTCGATGGAATTTTCCAGGTTGATTTAAACTTCCCCTTAAACAAGGGAACGAAAGAATCAAAGGACAAGGCTGATCAATTCCCGAATGTTTTCACTCCTGGCGATCGACTATATTTTGACAACCAGGAGGTCTTAATCACAAGTTGCGGTCGCAGCTCGGGTCGTCCGGTGGACGGTTGGTGGAAGGTGGTTGTAACTATTCAATGGTACGCGCAAATCCTGCGCAGCTAAATCAGGAGGTTGTAAATGACTACTGCATCAGGCGCTCGCCACCGCATGACCTACGTGGCCGAAACAACATGGGGCACCACGCCGGCCACCCCCACGCTGTCAGCCATCCGCCATAACAGCGCCACGCTAGCTTTACAACGCGGCACCCTCCAATCTGAAGAAATTCGTGATGACCGTATGTTGGTTGACTTCCGTCTTGGCCAACGTTCTGTTGCCGGCGATATCGTCGGTGAACTTTCCGATGGCAGTTACGACGATTTCCTTCAGGCAGCACTTGGTGGCACCTGGGCCGCAGATGTGCTGAAAGCAGGTGTCGTTCGTCGCAGCTTCACGGTTGAACGGTATTTCGCGGACATCACGCGCTACCTGCGGTATCGCGGCTGTGAGGTGAATACCCTTGCATTAACGGTATCCCCAGAGGCAATCTGCGGTATCACATTTGGCATGATGGGCAAGGACCAGGACGCAACAGCCAGCACGGCCATTGCTGGGTCAACTTACCCAGCCGCCCCAACGTCATCTCCGTATGACGGCTTCTCAGGTGCTATCAACGAAGGTGGATCCGCAATTGCGATTGTGACTGAGGTTTCAATCAACCTCAATAACAACCTCCAGGCCAACCCGGTGATTGGCAGCATCTCAGGACTTCAGGCTACCATCGGCCGCAGTTTAATTACCGGTAGCCTCTCAGCGTACTTCGAAGATGAAGTAATGTTGAACAAGTTCATCAACGAGACCTCTTCATCACTCAGCTTTACCTTGGGTGGCAGTGGCTCTGGGATGACGTTCTTACTGCCAAAAATTAAGTATACTGGCGGCCAACCTGACACGTCTGGCGAAGGCTCGATCATCCTTCAGATGCCATTCCAGGCGTTGTACGACAGCACTGAAGCAACCAACATCAAGATTACGAGGAACGTGTAACATGGAAAATCAAGACCAACCCAAAGTCGACCAGAAAGAAGAAACTGTTGACATCGATCAGCAGGATGACCTATCACTTGATGACTTTTGCACTCGTGAAGAGGCCAACGCTGGTCGACAAATGTTTTTGGCACGCCCTGACGGCCGCGCAACCAAGAAGTACCTTGTTGTGCGTGGCATTGACTCAGATGAGTACCGCCGTGTTCATCAACGCAATATGCGTAACGCTATTCGAATCGCGGCCATTAAAGATGATGATGAACGTGCAAAGAAAATTGAACAATGCCAGATGGATGAAATTGTGTCGTTGGTATCGGGGTGGAATTTCGATAAGCCGTTCAACGAACATTCTCTTCGCGATTTTTTACTTCGTGCTCCTCAGATATCTGAAGAGATTGATAGGTTTGCTGGAAACCGCATCCGTTTTTTCAGTTCGCCGCCGATCAAATAATTGAGTATGCTCGGCGGGAGTTTCGATTATTAAAGAGGCCGAAAGATAGTAAAACATCGCTTAAAGTTCACCTGCAACAAATTTATAAACAGACTGGTACGTTGCCAAAAGAATTAGAGCAGCATGAGCCACTCCCAACTGAATGTCAGTATCTTTGGGAGTGGTTCGTGGAGATTGTACCAGGCGATGTTCAACTGTCATTTAATGAGATTGAAGCGTGGGCCCGTTTGACACGCCGTGAATTGGAACCTTGGGAGGTGAAACTCCTAAAGGACCTGGATCGAGTTCGACGCGAGGTGATGCTAAGTGACTGATGTTGCTGAGTTAGAAGTAGTAGCTAAATCTCGTGGCGTTACACAGACCACCAAGGACCTTAACGGCCTTGCGAATTCTGGTGAACGAGCTGAAAAAGCGACCAATAAATTTGCCGACCAAATGGGCAAGTTTATTGGTCGCGTCGCCATTGTCGGAACGGCCACCGCGGCATTTGTTAAGTTTGTCGACGTCACGCGTCGGTTCCAACAACTACAAGCACAGTTAGAAACGGCCACCGGCTCTGCTCAACGAGCTGCGGTTGCCTTCGACGCTTTGAAGGATTTTGCCGCCACCACGCCATACAGTGTTGAGCAGGCAACTGACGCCTTCATTAAACTGACCAACCTTGGTCTCAGCCCATCTGAAAAAGCACTACGTGCATACGGCAATACCGCGTCGGCAATGGGCAAGGAGCTCAACCAGCTTATTGAAGCGGTTGCAGATGCGTCCACAGGTGAGTTTGAGCGCCTGAAGGAATTTGGCATCAAGGCTCGCCAAGAGGGTGATAACGTCACCTTTACGTTCCGTGGCGTTGCAACTACAGTTCGTAAAGAGGCTGGAGAGATTGAGGAATACCTACAGCGAATTGGAGAAGTCGAGTTTGCTGGGGCGATGGCACGCCAAGCCGATACCTTAAACGGAGCGCTCTCCAACCTAGGCGACGCAACTGATCAACTCTTCATGAGCATCAGTGAGCTAGGCGCTGGCGAGATATTCGAGGACATCATCCGAGGTGCCACGTCAGGAATCCAAGAGCTGACTGATATGATCGCCAGTGGTCAGATTGAGGGATACCTCGGGGCTATCCTTGGAAAGTTTGACGGTTGGGCGAAGGACATCTCCAATGGCGCTGAGATTGTTGGTGAGATCTTTTCACAAACATGGGAAATTATTGGAACGGAAGGCGAAGGTCTCTTCTCATTTTTGACCGATGCAGCCACAAACTGGGTTGAGAATACCCGTAGTCTCCTTCAAATTCTGGCTGTTGAGACAGCAAGTGTTTTTGATAAAGCTGGCGCTGTCATCGATGAGGTATTCATCCAGAATAACAAGGATGCAGATGCCGTTCTTGAGGGAATTGCCAACCGTTGGGAGACGAGCAACTCAGCGCGGTTTGAGAGCATCGACTTAATTGTACAGGAGCGGGATGCCGCCCTTCAGTCGTTCCGTGATCAAATCCAAGCGGCTGACCAAGCTCGCCAGTCGTACGATCAACTACGTGATGCCCGTCGCCAAGCTGCTGAGGGGTCTGATCGTTTGGCTGAATTCCGCACTGGTGCTCCTCGTGGTCGGACTGAGGGTTCTTCTGAGAAGAAACAGCGCGAAAAAGAATTTGAATCGCTTATCGAACAACTTGCCACGGAAGAAGAGGCAATTCGGGCCTCTTATGAGCGTCGCCAAGCAATCATCTTGGAGAATACCGACGCTGGAAGTGCCCGTCAGCTGGACCTAATGGTCCGCAACGAAGAAAAGATGAACGAAGAAATTGAGACTCTTCGTAGCAAGGATATTGACAACCTCCGTGAATCATTGATGAATGAAACGGAGCAAATTGAAAATGAGTATCAAGAACGTCTTGAAATTATTCGAAGCAACGAACAACTGCTTGCGGACGAAAAAATTGCCTTGCTTGACAAGGTTGAACTTGACCGCCTTACCAAGCTAAGAGAATACCGCGAACAAGAAAATAGAATGGTTCGTGCGTTTGGCCATGAACAGGTCAATGAGTATAAGAGCTACCTTGACGCCATTGAAGAAGTTCAAGGAGCTTCGTGGGACGCGCAGGCACTG